ACTGGGTGATGCACTTACCTTCGATGATGCACTAAGCACCATCGAAGGGGTGAGAGAACAAATTGCAGCATTACTCCCTGGTGCGGGTGAATCTGATTCTAATGAAGAAGGAGACACCAGTAATGCAATTGATTCATCTATTATTGATGATTCTTTTAAAGAATCTGCTGATGGTGCCATGGCACTGCTTGGTCTTATTAAAGGCCCAGTGACAGCCACCATTCAGTTTGGTGTTCTTTATGCACTCGATAATGCGTGGATCAGTAGTGTTACCCCGCAGTTCAGTAACATAGTGGATGCTGATGGTTTTCCTTTAAGTGCTACCTGTTCGGTAACGGCCATACTACAGAGAGACCCTGTGGTTAATGATGTCAATCGATTCTTTAATGCCACATCGGGAGTACGATAATATGTCACTTAAAGAGAGAAAATTCCTATACAACATCGTAGAGGTAGACAACAATAAAGAGTTGGACTATCTCAGTGACAGCTTCATTGATATAGAATTACGGACATCAACTTCGTTTAGCATCCCAATAACCATGCGGTATAGACCTGATTTGATCTCATTGAAGTTTTATAACAACTATCATCTTGGATGGTTACTGGCTAAGCATAATGGGTTACTCGATCCTATCTTTGATTTTGAGTATGAGAGACAAATCAATATACCCGATCTTGATAGTTACTTCCGATATTATAAATCACAATCACGGAGACGCTAATAATGGAAGATGAATTCGTTATATTTGAACGTCTCTTTGAAAAAACAGACACCGTTGATGGATTATTCATTCGTCTTGTATGCGATAAAGATACTCGTCTTGAATATAATACTGTCACCGGAATAAGTTTCAGTGAATCAATGGGGAATATGGTGCCTGTTATGATCATTGATTTTGTTGATGGGTCGGGTGACTTTATCAACCATAACCGATTAGACACAGATGCACTGTATACTCTTTACTTCGGCAGAACCGTCGAAGATGCCTATGAGACCCGATACAAGATAGCCGATATTAACACGGCCAACAAAACAGCGGGGCGTTCTAATAATGTTCAGTTCAAGGTTATCTTTGCACATCAACACTGGCAAGAGCTAACGGCTATCAACCGTAACCGTGGTTGGTATGACACGTACTATTCTGATGTGGTTAGTCAGTTAGTCAGTGACGCAGAATTCGATGAGGTGGATATCGAACCATCCAGCCGAACCATCAGTGAATTATTACAGAACAACAAACCCGACAACACCATGATCCAGGAGATTGCGCATACCGCTACTCCTGAAACCGAAGATGGGCATTATGAGTATTGTGGAACCCTAGACAATCGTTTCTTTTTCCTTAGCACCGCCACATTGATTAATAAAGGTATAGAGACCTACAAGAAAGAAACCATGCCTGTTCTTCGACTGGGTGGTAATCCAACTCCTTCGATCAGAGAAAAAGCATTCAAGGATAACGAAAATATCCCTCTTGGGTTTCTTGGTTTCTCTATCAATGAAAGCTATATGGGGAATGTGACCCGTGGTGTGACCTCGGTTGATGTTGGTTATTATGATTGGGAGACAGGCCAGTACATACGAAGAACACGAAAGTATTCCGATCTTAACTCAACCCAGTTATCTGAGATGTCCCTAATCAGAGAATCAACTGATTTCGTATCCCGCAAACTGTACGGCGGTCGGTCGCCTGAGATACTGGATCAAGCAACCAATGAACTGAGTATGCAATCATTGAGTATGCAATCAATCAATATCAACATTGAGGGTCAGGTCGAAATGCATTGCGGTGATATCATCGAAGTCATTATCCCAACAGGGGGAGATTCAGAAGTCCCCTATAGTGAGATGTATTCTGGTTTCTATATGATCAGAGAAATAGAACATGCAATGAGCCTTTCGCGTTCAACTGACTTTACATCTCGGATAACTATATCCCGTCATGGCATCGACTCAAAAGAATTAGAGGGATATGTCACATCCAAACGAGGGAGAGCTAATTTTGTCAGATAAACAATTACTCGGTATGTACCGAGGGGAAGTGGTTAATGACCAAGACCCCAAAGGGGCTGGTCGTGTTCGTGTGAATGTCTTTAATGTATTCGATGACATTCCACATGATTCGTTGCCATGGGCCATTTATTCCGATCCCTTTATGGGTGGTCAGACTGATCTTGGTGGATTGTTCGTACCGGACGTAGGAAGCCACGTATGGGTGTTCTTTGAACAAGGCGACCCAAAGATGCCTGTCTACTGTGCAGGCGCACCAGCGCGTCCGCATGGGCCATCAGAAGCGAAGAATGTGGGGCAATACCCACGCAACAAGGTATTCAAAACCAAACAGGGCCATACCATTGAGTTTGATGACTCCGATGATAACACCCGTGTCCGTATTGCCCATGGCCCATCCGGTACACAAAAAACGTATGCCCATAACGGGGATGCCGAAGAAGTAGTGCAGGGTGGATTAACTATCATCGTCGAACAGGACGCGGTTCTGTATGTGAAGGGTAATTGCCAAGAAACCGTAGAAGGAAACCTAACACGATCAATCAAAGGCAACGTCCGTGAGGTTATCGGCGGTGATCTGGTTCAGTTCATCAGCGGTAATGCCAAACGATCCAGTATGGGGCGAATTACCGAAGTGTCCGGTGGTGGGTCTGAGTACAGCACAACCGCCAACATGAATATCAGTGGTTCACGTGTGGATATCAATAAAGGCGATGGTGCATCCGTGACCGTGGTTGAAGGAACCTTCGTATATACAATTGAGTATGCCTATTCCTATAGTGCAGCCAAACCATTAGTGGATGCAGCAGGGACTAATGCCCCGTTCGACACACCAGAAGACGCAGACCTGAAAGCAGAATCAATCAGTAGCGGAGAATTCCCAGAAGAAGAGGATGGAGTTATGGGTGATGAAGTAGAAACAGACGATGCAGTCGTGCAACAACTAGACCCCTCATGTCCGGTGGTGTTATCGGATAAGTATCAAACACCTGTTGGGGGACTTACCGTGAGGGATTTAACATTATCACCGATATTCCCTCACCCGTTACAAGCACAAAAAGGATTAACTGAAGCAGAACTTATTTGTAATGCGCATCATCTTATGGTGAATGTTGGTGATCCTCTCATGAATCAGTTCCCTGAGTTTAGAATCAACAGTGCATTCCGCCGTGGTGAATCGAACTCACAACATAACAGTTTCATGGCATTGGATTTACAATCAACAACACGGCCAGGAGACAAAGCGTTTCACCGAAATGTACTGGACTGGATTTCAAGTAACATCCCATACGACCAAGTGATAATAGAAACGTCCAACGGAGGTAACAGTTATTGGATTCATATCAGCTATGATCGAAATAAAGCATCGCAGCGTAAGTCTCGCCTAACCTATATCAACGGTAGCTACACGAGTGGGTGGAATGTTTAAATGGCAGCCTTAGCTCCAACATCAGGAATATTACTGAATACCACCCAGTATTCGTTCATAACAGAAACGATCAATGCCGTAGAATTTGCTTCAGTCTCATCATGGGACTGGACACTAACCCCCATTGACGCACCCAGTGGAGCCGAAGGAAGAAACATCAATATAACGCCGATGGGGTTATCCTTAGAAGTCTCTTATTATTCTGAAGAGACATTGTTTCCTATTCAGTGGATTGATTATATTGATAAGGATATGAACCGTTTTCGCGTTGATAACTTTGGTGATCTTCCTGTTGCTACCGAGTCACCGGATATTGTTTCTTTTCGCAATGACCCACGCAATCTGATCACGTTTCAATTAACAGTGGAGGCCACGGGGGTAGACTCCATGTCCTTACCTGTATCCGCAAACGGAACGTACCAAATCTACATTTTTGCTGATTATGATAAAAACAACCAGATGTTCATACAGCAAGTAACAGAGAGGAAATTCTAATATGCCAGCCGCAACCCGCATTGGTGATTTTAATACAGGCCATGATTGCCATAAACCTGTCCCTGCCTTACAGGGATCGTCTACTGTCTTTGTTAATGGCATTGGTGTTAATCGACAGGATGATACATGGGAGCCACACGCCTGTGGTGGTTCTCCCCATACGGGCAAGACAGCTATGGGGTCATCTACTGTAGCAGTAAATAATAAGCCAGTAACAAGAATTGGTGATCCGGTTGATTGTGGTGCGTTTAGTGCCGAAGGATCAAACACTGTTTTCATTGGTGGATAACTACTCGATTCACTTTTGATAACCAGCCCCAGCCCCGAAGGATAAATATCTCTTACAAACACGAAGAGGTATTCCCCTTATGAACAATGCTGTTTACTCGGACATTGACAGAACATTAAAGCGAGACCTAGCTGGTAATCACATTATTCATTATGACGAGGATGCGATTATCCAGAGCATACGAAGCATTTTCTCTACTATCTCGGGTGAACGAGTCAGAAATCCTATCGGGAGTGCACTCGTTCGTCTTCTGTTTGAACCGATGACAGCAGAGAATGCAGATTCTATTCGAACGTCAATGATACAAACACTCAACCGCCACGAACCCAGAGTCAATCTGACATCGGTTCAAATCATCCCTGACTACACCAATCATGTCTATAATGTCAAATTAGTGATGTCAGTTAAACGACTAACCAATAAAGTTAAGTTCGAATCAAAACTTCGTTCTCTCTACGCATAAGGATTTAAAACAAATGAGCCGTGATCTTACAAAATATGAGTTTGAAGGATTAGTTCAACAGATTACTGATATGTACCGTGACAAACCAGGGCTAGGTGATGGTTATGATTCATCTACCGGACAAGTGCTGATTCAACTGTTAGCCGATGTCACTGATAATTTGCATTATATGTTGGAGCGTAGAAGCCAAGAAGCCTATACCGCTACAGCACGTCTACGGTCGTCTGTGTGGGCTGCTGTTTCTGGGGCAGGCTACCGCCCTCGTCGTCGGGTGAGCGCTACGGGTGAGCTTCGTGTTGAGCTTTTAGACACCGATGGCAACCCTAAGCCAGCAGCGGGTAATATTTTTATCCCATACGGCAAGCGAGTAGGATTTGATGGGCGTGAATTCATTGCCAATGCGGATTACACCATTCCACAAGGTGCCACCTCAATTGATATCCAGGTCAAAGAAGGTCGTTTAGAAGAACGGTTACTTAATTTCCAGGACGAGCCTTTCTTATCTGATAATTATTTCACGATTGACGAATACGAGGATATTGAAGAGTTCTCCCTGAACATCGTGGGTAACAATAAAGTATTCAAAGACGTGTTTGAGTTTGATGGTGGTTTGCGTGTACGAGCCATCTCATTCGCTGATAGTGATATGCCTGTTTATGATGTTAAATACTTTCGCAATGGGATGCGAGTCGTCTTTGGTGATGGAACCTTCGGCTTAAAACCAAGTGGAAATCTATTGACTAACTGGGTGGTATCGTCCGGTGATAATGTCAATGTAGCAAACACGGGTGTTACTTTCTCATTCGACGAAGAGATTCTATATGATGACGTGATCGTAACTCCAAAGAATGAATATCTTTATAGGATGACTAACATCACACCCATTCGGGGTGGGCGTGAATCAGAATCATTAGAGGATATACGTGAGAACGTAACGGCCTTTGTTCGTTCTAATGATCGTGCTGTCACTAACTTCGATTATACCTTCTGGATTCGCCGTAGTGGAATTGGTGATATGGCGGATGTTAAGGTCTATGGTGAACAAGAAGCCAATCGTCTTATTTTCTCGATGAACAATGTCTTTGTCAGCTACGCCACCAACGATGGCCTGGAACTTAACCCGATTCAGATTGAACAACTGCGTGCCTATATTGATCGATTGAAAGTAAACACCACGCATATCGTCTTCCGTCCTGTTGATCGTATTCATCTAGGACTGGATATCTCGTTCAAACGCCATCCTTCGTTACCTATCAGTAATTCACAGCTATATCGTGTGGTGGTTGAACGTGTGAATGATTACTTCAAAGTCGAACGTGGAAGTATCGGGAAAGAGTTTCAACATTCTGAATTTGTTGAGTACCTACAGAACCTAACCTTTCAGTTCAATAACATCATCTACCCGATGACTGACTTTGTTAAGGTGAAGGCTACTGGTATGGTGGGATTTGATATCCCTCAGCCATCATACGATGGTATTATTGAGGTAGATGCTACGTATGCCATTACCTCGAATGATGTATGGAACGTAACCATTGATGATCAGACATTCACCGTAGTAACCACCTCGTCTGATTCAATCTCTACCATGGTCGATAAGATGCAAGAAGAGATATTCAAAGGCACCAGTCTGATGATGGCTCGTCCTGCCTATAATCAGATTCGCATCAAACACCCATTGGACACCGGAGTGTTTACGGTATCGGTGGGTACGGGTGATCTAACAAACGTCACTATCTTCAAACAGTTCATTCAGATTCCACGTCCAACCAATCGGTTTAACCCTAACATCAATCAGATTCTGCCTGAGTCGGTGGGTATGGTGGATACCAATGGTAATGTGTTAATGAAGGATAATGGTACTGGTCTGTTGATTGACGAGTCGGGTGGTTATGCATCCATTGTGATCGATTACAGTGATTGTAAGTTTCAGAACCCATCGATTCCGGCTGATACTTATTACTTAATGTTCCAACAGAACGCCTTCCAGAACTTCGATATTACCGATGAAGGAATTATTGATGTTATGCCCTTCCGTAGTATGGATGATGAGTCAACTACACACTTCTTTTCCACATTGACATTACTGTAAGGGAATCTCTATATGACATTTAAAGAATTACTACCCAGTAGAATCCCCGAAGCAGTACAAGGGGATAACGAACTTCACGACTATCTTGAGGTAGCCGGAGAGTTGTTTGATTTGTTCACCGACCAAATCAAAGAGATCGATCATTACCATGACGCTACGTTGGTGCCTGAAAAACGTCTCAAGGAGCTAGCCGCACAGTTTGCGATGAATTTCCCACGTAACCTAAGCAGCGAGTTACAGAGGGTCATTCTACGTGACCTAGAGGCCATCTACCAGAAGTCAGGCACCACCGATATCATTGAATGGATATTCCGGTTGATCGGATGGGATATTGATATTGAATATGCATGGGTGCTTAATCCTGAATACTATGATCCCTCGATTAAAGACGTATTTGAGTTGGATGATTATGACCAGGAGAAAGAGAAACCCATCATCACCAATTTCTATAGTCGTGATTATCGTTCCTTTGTTCTAGGAGAAGAGTATGTCTACGGTAATGGTACTTACTTCCGTGGACGCAAGTTCTTTGATCTGAATGATACGTTCCTACAAAATGAAATTGTCGGAGAACATTACGATATAGAGAACAAGACACGTACTGCGGATAAGGTAATGAAGACTCCCTATCTGTTTATACGCGTCAACGAGGAAACCTATAATATATTCATCAGCCCCTATGTGGATGATGCAACTGGTGAAGTATACAAATACACCGAAGCCGAATTCTTTTCGGTTGTCGAAAATATGTTCAACTTCTTTTTATTCGACGCATTACGACCGACCAATGTACGGGTGGTGATCATTGTCACTGCCCAATACCTAGAAGACCAGGGTGTCATTTCAGACAACATCATAGAGCAATGGGTAGCAGAACCATTAGAAACCTACGAAGATGGTGTGGTGGAAGAAATCGAACAATCAATACTCTTCCACCAACCAGAAGTAGGGTTTAATTTCCTATCAGGCGCACCGCCCAGTCCTTTCAACAAGGATATGGTTATTTCTGCTATCGGGTACAGGAATCTACAAACACTGGATGACCCACAAAACCAGTACATAGATGGTACGGATAATAACTATATCATCATTCGAGAAGAAGACTATCCGGTAGTTCGGTGTGGTAGTGATTCGTTTCGTTTCGTAACACCACACGAAGAAGTATTTGATTTCCGTTCTGTTATTACCAGTGAACAAACAGAACTCAACCCCGTTGATGCATCCTTTAATCCAGGTACATATCTAAATGATCTAGGAACACTGGCACTGAATGTTGATTTTACAACTGATACGTTTGGTATTATTGATGCCATGCAAACTCCCACGCTGATTATAAGAAACACAACCACCATTACGTCGCCTTGTTTTAATTCTGGTACAAGGCCCACTAATGCGTTTGATATTGGTGGAAATTCAACAAACCAATTATTCTCTATGGATTTCCGACAGGGTGGTTCTCTTTTAGCCGATACAACAACCAAGACCTTTTGGTATCTATACGATATGACGGTTTATTATAAAGAAAATAATATTCAGGATACTTGGGATGTATTGATGATTAACCCAACACAGGGTGATCTAAATATGATTACAACTGCAAACACCGTAGCGTTCGTATTCAATGAGCCTATCCCATATGACTTCGTATTGGATATTCGTTACGAGGCGCAACCAGAATGGGAGAATCGATATTAATGAAACCGTTTATTCAAGGTACAGTCGGGATTAAGTTCTTCGATTCAGTTACAGGAGAATTGATTGACGAACAAAAACCAGAATCAAACATGGTTCTGGATGTAGGGATTCGTGAGTTATGGCGTCGCGCCACACTAGCAGACGCAACAGGGGTCTATCGGCTCAACAACATCCATCTAGGCGACGATATAGGCACAGGGTCACAATGGTCGATATTTAACCCACAACCCGCCCAAAGGGGCTTTGTGGGCGAAGATCAGAACACTACGTTCATTGTTGATGCCGACTTTACGTTCCCAACCGACGAAGAACTACTCGTCACCGTTACACTGAATGGTACTAATGTGATGAACGATAACTTCCCTACTGCGGTTGAGTATCGGTTCTCTTCTATGACACTGCGATATGCCAATGGTATTCCTTTTTCGTTTAAGCGTTTCCCTATGCGGTCATTGTCTCGTTTTGTGAACGTTCAGATTGATTGGCGGTTTAAATTCTTAAATGCAAGCGAGTTCTGTGAGGGAGTCATCGTATAATGAAAACCAATGATATTAGTCCCGTAGAAGGGATATTCACCTATCGTGAAATCAATAAGGCGACAGGTGAAATTGAATACGAGTACATTGATAATAACGTAGTAACCGAGCAAGGGATCAATACTCTCTTTCTGCGTGCTGTATTGGCAGACACGAATGCCGACATGACACTGGATCATTTTGTATTGGGTAATGATACAGGCAACGAAGAGAACCCTGGTCAGGGGTATGGCGTGTTGAATCCTAAACCAGCCGAAAAGTCCTATACGATTCTCAATCAGTTTTCAGTCTATGAAGTACCCAAGACAGATATGGTATTAGATTACCCCGATGCCAATACGCTTCAGGCAGGTACTTTGCTGGATGGCAAGTACATTCTCGATACCTTCTTTCCTGGTGAGGTTGATCTACAGTACACATCGGCTACGTTTCGTTTCTCAAATAATACGGCATTCTCGTATAAGCGGTTTCCGGTGCGTTCGCTATCCAGATTGATTGATCTTCAGATCATATGGAGTTTTCGTTTCACCAACTCATATACCTACGTATGTCCGGTTCCTGATCTTGATTCCGTTCGGTATACCTACGTAACACAATCTGATCTCAGTGTTGTGCGTTTCGATGAGAATCTTCAGCGTTTCGATGTAACCACTCCTTCGGTTATTGGAATTAAGGCCACACCAGAAGGTAAGTTATACTATATCTCTACTGGGCGTCGTCTTGTTCGTCTTGATGAGAATCTTGTATCGGAGGTTGATCGTTTAATCGCAGCACCGGGTGATATTCGTTTCTTTGATATTGATCGACAGGGTAATGTTTATTGTGTAGTGGATAATAACAATGGTCTGGTGATTAAGTTAACACCAGCAGGTGATGTAGTATGGTCGGTCTCGGTCGGTAGTAATACGCACATTAGTAGCATCAGTGTTATTGACGATAACCGCCTAGCGGTCTCTACGGAAGATACCACCGACTTCGCAGTAACCACCACCAAGAACAAGGTATGGGTGATTAACTCACTTACTAGCTCGATTATGTATAATACCACCTTTGATAACGGACAGGGGTCATCTGGATATCTAACACCGTTCGGTACATCGGGTGGTGAACTCTTTGTTATACAACGTGGACAGAACTCATCATCCACCAGTAATATCATCAAAGTCGCCTTTGATCTATCTGAGTTATCACGAACGGTATTAGTAGGTCGGCCTGTTTCTTTTGTATCGGTTCATAATAATGAATTTGTTATTTCAACTCAGGATACCAACACAACTAAAAGATTTGATGCTGATCTCAATGAGCAATGGTCAATCAACACACGATACGATTATCTATCTACCGACCGAGAGCAATTTATCTATGCAGGTACAGACTCTACGGTTGATCGATTAAACCCAGCAGGTACAGTAGATTCAACGGCAACAACGCAATCACCTATATCACAACTTTCCAGTGTCGGAGAGAAGTGGTCTTTCTTTAGCTAATAACGGAGCAAACAAACAATGGCATTAACAACCGGAACAGTAAGAATCACACAATTAACTCCGTTAACTACCGGAACCAATATTGGTGATCTACTCCCCATCATTGATGTGTCGGATACGAGTGCATCAACCGAAGGAACCGATAAACGGATTACGGCTCGTTCTCTTGTAGAGACAACCAATGTCCGTCCATCGCATAATACCACCCTGAATAAAACGATGACTGCATGGTTAGCGGATTTCGTACAGGATATTGAAGGTCTCAAGAACTTAACCGTAGAAGCCAATACCACTCGTCTGGGTGTCACTCGTTATGCAACCACCTCACAGGCACGGACAAAGACAGCAACCAATCGGACGATTACGGCAGCGAATCTCAGTAGCCTGGGATCAGAGGTGGGATTTGCTGGGCTACTAGCACTTGCCAGTCAGGCTATGGTGAGTGATGGACAGGATAATGAATCAGCCATTACTCCATTCACCATGTTTCAATCTATTTTGGGCGGTGCATCACTAGGAAACAATAGCTGGACGTTTAAGTTTCCTTGTCGAAATGTGGTGGGTGATGTCAAGACGGAATTTGTTGTTCAGGTAGGTCAGACTACCTACGATACGATGACGACTGGGCAGAACCCGGAGAATAACTTCAATCATATCCACCAAACGGTTGAGTTCGAGATCACCTATCCTGAACTATTCCCCAACCGTGCCTTGATGGTGATTCCTATGCCGCTAGAATCAACGCCTAGTGAGTATATCGAAGGAAGCGACTTCTGGGTGCGACCATTAGAGGTTCGTCAGTCAGGAGCCACGATGAAGTCCACTCGCATTTCAGGAACCAGCGACGGAACACAAACGGCAGCCTGTCGATACCTTGTCATCGGTTATTAATTATCGAATGGATTGCCTCTTCTAAATATTGTTGATTATATTTTAAGGGGTGATCCATATATGAACGCAACATCAGTTGATGCTTTCTTTCAAACAACCAGAACAAGTGATCCTAAATGGGTTATCAATGCCAGTCGTCAGTTAGTATCTATTCCTGCTAACAAGATTCCATTGGATTACCACCCACAAACAGGTGAAATGCGAGGGATGATAGTTGAACCTGCAAGTCAGAATTACTTCATTGATAGTGAAGGATTACAGACAGGTGTTCAATTGTCATCCCTCGCAACACGAACTTCCACTGCTATCGCAGGTAGTAATTTCTCAATCAACTTACCTGCTACCTATGAAAATCACTTCATTAAAAGTAATATTTCTTTTTCTTCTGATGCGGTAGCTATCAGTTTCTTTGTGAAGTTATCAAACAATGCTCGTCCTGTTGTTGGTTACGAAAAAAACAAAGAAACTACTATCTCATTGTTTATGAATGACCGGGAGATAAACATCGCATCCAGTGATGTTAATGTCGAAGGCCCATTGTCTGATAATTCATATCGTGTGCGAGTTAGAGCACACACTGTTACAGGGTTACTCTCTACTATTGAAATAAGAAAACCGATCGCCAAACAAGTCGGGATGGATATCTCTCGTATTCAGGTTGAGAGGAATCAGTGGACATCCTATATCCCTACCAGTGGAACACTACAGGCACGTGAAGCCGAAACTATCTATCGTGCATTGGTTCATAACCAGGAATTCAACAAACACCAAGGAACATTCGAGGTTGTCTATTCACCTACGCCTGGATCGAAAGGTTCAGCTATGAGTGTGTTGAATACAGGATGGTCTGATTGCGTGGCGGTTGGACACCAATACAACGAGGAAGGGGATGGTGAAATACTTCGTTTTCTAAGTTCGTCCACATTCATTAGTGTTCCTTTGCGTGTGATTGGTACAACCAACAAACCCAATTCGGGTGGTCGTTTCTCTTATTCTAGTTATGGCATCAGAGGGCTTATCAAAGGGGGAGATCGTGTTCTCCATTTAAAGGATTATGATTCTTTCATGAATGCTTTTTTTGACCGTGTTCATTTTGGTGAAAGCTATGATGGAGAGCATTTCGCCGGAATTATTCATGGGGTGGGTCTGTATGCCAGAACATTCAATGAATCAGAATTAATCAATACCCAATACACAGGAGCCTGATGTATATGTCTTATATAGGATTTTTTAAAAAAGCACGCGGTGAGACGTTTAAATACTCACGCAATGGTGTCGGATTAACACGAAACCAACAAGGAACCATAGTTAGTTACCCGCCCAATACCCTACGTCCATCGTATGACACATGGGGCAATTTCTCGGGGATTAAGTTTGGGGATGGTGATACTGCTATTATCCCGTCCTCGGTTAATCCCTATTGGATGAGCGACGAGGTTCCACTAACTATACTAGCCATCGGACAAGCCCCTGTAGGTGTTGTCTGGTTTAAATTTGGTTCTGTTGAAATAGTAGGAGTCGGTGGTCTTAAATTACATACCATTGAGATTCCTGCGGGAGCCATAAAAGATAACCGCGTTGAGATATTCCCGAATGGGGATAATATCGACGAAGACTGCCATTTCCTTCTAACTAAGTTTTATCACCAAGTAGCTATTGATTTTGGTACAGAAGGTGCAGCAATGAACGAACTTAATACTTTCATGATTGGAGATTGGAAATAATGCTATTTGCACCCATTCGATACATTAATAACGGGGAACCGTTAGACCAGTTTACGCTTAACCGCTATATGTACGATGCCCAAGAGAACCTAGAAGAACTTTTCTCACGAGTTGACGGAGTATCCATATCAGGTAGCGTACCGGAAGCACCGGATACCTTCGTACTGCGTGATGCGTTTGGTACTACTCAATTTACCGCACCTAATGTCGGGACTAACCCATTACGGCTGAATGATGCGTCGTCTGATAACATCGCGGGTCGTGTTGTGATGCGTAATGCGTCCGGTCATTTCGATACAGAACAGATTACTCTCGGTCGTGACCCAACAGCCTCAATGGATGCTGCTACTAAAAGTTATGTTGATGCTCGTATCGCTCAGCTCAATAACCAAATCAATAATCTTTCATCTGATCTTACCACTACCAATAATAACCTATCAAGCGGGCTGAACCAAGTTCAACAAGAAATCCCAACGATAGTTTCTGGTCATGGTACGTCTGCTAGTTTTACGCATATTATTGGTCAATTCAATGACAGTACGAATTTCTTTGATGTGTTTCCTCCTGCTGGGAAAACAATGAATGATCTAATCGCTTTTATCCCATCTGTTCGTTACTTACATTATAATGGGGAAGTAGATGACAATGATTCAACAAGGTGTGTGTATGACGTTTTACCTGATCGAATCAGAGTCCGGGTTCAAAACACAGAACAACGCGGTCGTCCGTCGGCTAACTATTTGGGTGTATGGCGATGAAGTATATAACGTACATGGTGCTACTAACATTCATAGGGGTACAATTATAAATGTCTACATTACTAACACCTATCATTACTCAGCTTGAGGTTGATAGAAACCGTCTCACTGCGATGATCAATGGGTTAGAAACAGATACAGTTCAACTTGAAAATCGAGTTGAACTTAGTATTGCTGGGCAAGTGGCCCAGCGAATTGATAATTTAGCAGTCTCATTAACGCAAGCCACGACTGATGCGGAAAATGCGGCTGTATCAGCGACCGCATCATCAAATGAAGCATTAGGGTACAAGAATGAAACTGAAACTTTCAAGAATACAACATTAGGGTACAAGAATGAAACTGAAACTTTCAAGAATACAACATTAGGGTACAAGAACGACACTAATACGAAACACTCTGAAATATTAGGATACAGGAATGAAACTGAAACTTTCAGGAACGAGGCCGAGAATGCTGTTAATTCAATAACCGCATCATCTTCTTCGGTTTCTCCTACCGCATTCCAAGGAAAACCATTTTACCCACAATCATATGGTTCTAATTCTATTTTCCCAGTCGAAAATAGACACTTAATGGGTAGTTTATTCAACACGAACACCGATGTTGACCTGTTTGATTTACAAGGAAGAAATTTTCAGCTTCTTGAGATGGTGAGTGGTTTTGATCCTGAAAATGATAGCGTAGATGAAATCAATGAAAACTATGTTGTTCTGTTGGATACGACAGCAACATCCGAATCAATTGATATTTCGGGTGTTGCTGTCAACACCACATCATTTTATGCGTGGCGTTTTACTGACTCATATTCGAGTAGACAAAAAAGTGTACCAGGGGAGTATAACAATACAAGAGACATATCCTCTTCGTGGGAAATTTTTAAGTTTGGTGATAATTTGGAAAATATCACCAAACCAACAGTATCAATAGATCAAAATATTATTGATAACGACCATACGACCTCGATTAGCATAACACCAGCAGTAGTGAGTAATTCAACCAGACCAGTGGAATTTACGGTTATTCGCGTTTATAGCGACAACCAAATGGTACACGAATTTGTTGAGGCTGGTGAAAAAAATCTATTTACGTTAACTGATCATGAATTGAAAGGAAAAGAATTCACAGCAAAAGCATTCTACCTTATCACTAAAGGAACTACGCCAGGAGACATTACCGTTTCTCCATTGAGTGATGCTGTTGGGTTTACATCACAAGTCACGGACACGCTCATCCCTCGGTATGAAACAACCAGCGTTGTTACTACTGGTGTTATTGATGCGATGACTGCTACTGTGTTTCGAGTAGACGGAACAGTAAACCGAACACTGACACTAAGCAATGCCACTCTTCCTGCGACAAGTGCGCAAT